CTTTCTCAATAAACGCCAAATACTTCAAGATAAAGGTAAATGGAGATGTTGTATGCGAGTCCTATGATGGAAATATTCCGGAAGACCTTGAATTTCATAATGGTGACCAGATAAAGATATGTAGGGTTATCAAAAAGAGGGAAAGTCGTGCGGCACAGGTAATATTGAATGGTTTTACGAAGGAAGAAGTTGTGTCAAACGAGGCTCCTGAGGAAGAACAATATACAGAAGAAATCATAGTGAAAGAATAAAAATGTAGGGGGCTCTTTTTTTTCGGGTCTTTTACACTATTTATAGAAAAATAATAAGTTAAAAAAGATTAGTTTAAGATGATAAGCGATGCAAGAGGTGGTCATGTTTCTCCTGGTGTATACACTGAGATAAGAGACATTCAGTATTCCACTAAAAGTTTGGGTATCACAACCCTCGGCGTAGCTGGTGAGACCCTTAAGGGCCCCGCATTCCAGCCGATTTCAATTGCGAGCTGGGATGACTTCATTGACTACTTCGGCGGTACATCCCCTATCAAGTTCAAAGGAACCAACTATCCAAAATACGAACTCCCATATGTTGCAAAGGCATATCTTGAGGAGTCAAAGCAACTTGAAGTTGTCCGTGTCCTTGGTCTTTCTGGTTACTGGGCCGGTAAGGCTTGGATTATTAGAGCCGAAGGTGACGCTGGTGAGGTTCCTGTCGCAATTCTTCGTTCCAAAAAGACATATTCAGGCGCGACAAGCATTAACGGCATTTGCGTTGAGACATCGGAAGAGCCACAAGATATTGTCGTAAATGTTGAATTAAATCCGTATAGTGGGAATGTATATGGTGCAAACTGTATTCTGAGCGGTGTTTCATACGGAGAAAATGCTGAAGCTGTTGCAACATATGACGAAGAATGCAACATTGATATCAATCTTGGAAAGTTCTCACTCACGGTTGAGTATTATGATTTCAGTGATACGGCAAATACAGAACATACAGCGACGGTAACATATAATGTGTCAATGAATCCTTCTGACCCGGACTATCTTTATAAGATTTTCCCGGAAGACCCTCTTATGGGTTCAGCTCCGCTTTATATTGAGGCTGTGTATGATATGGCATTCTATAAAACATTGTATGATTGTGCTTATAATAGTGCTAGAGACAAGGACGGTGTATGCTTGAATGCTTCTGGCGAGTGTGTTATGGCCTACAACATTATCGGTACAGAAGGGCCTAAGGATTATCTTGATGAAAACAAGGAAAAGTTCCACTACTGGAACTACATTTCAACATATCGTTGTGCTGTAACTCCTTGGATTGTTTCCGAGGTTAAGGCCGCTAGCACGAAGACCATTGATGTCAAGAAACTATTCAAGGTTTATACAATCAGTGATGGTAACGCAGCGAACTACCAGGTAAAGATTTCATTCCAAAGAATTCGCCCGATTGAAGGTCTGTTTGACGTTGTTGTCCGTGACTTCTACGATAGCGACAATTCACAGGTTGTTCTTGAAAAGTACACAAACTGCTCAATGGTTGAGGGCGAGTCAAACTTCGTTGGTCTCAAGATAGGTACTATTGATGGTACATATCCTAACAAGTCCAAGTATATTGCACTTGAATTCAGTAAGGAAGAAGGTATTGATGATTGCGTACCGTGTGGTTTCCTTGGTTACCCTATCCCTAAGTATGAGACAGAGTGTGGTATCACGATGAATTACAATACTGTCTATGACAATACGATTAAGCCAAAGAGGCAGTACTTCGGTCTTAATGATGAGGTGCTTGATTACGATGTCTTAAATTATAAGGGTGTTGACGCTTATGCGGATGGTGTTGGAGATGCTGACCCGACAAGGATTAGTAATGGATTCCACCTTGATTCAATATTCACGGCAGAACCAGACTCAGTTCCTCAGGTTGATGGAGAATCTGGTTTCACGTTCACGACTGTTTCACCGATTCAGATGAACAAGTACAACCGTATTCCTCGTATCCTTCCTACTGCATATCTTGACGAATGTCTTTACAAGGATATTAATCTTCGTAAGTTTACTGTTTATCCGTACGGCGGTTTTGATGGATGGGATATCAACCGCGACCATAGGACGAATACAAATAACTACAGAGGAAACAAATACGAGCTTCGTCGTTCAGCTGAGGGCTATGAATATAATGAAATCTTCAGGCCGATTGGCGGTGGAAATGAGTCGTTAGAACTTGACCCGATGGTAAGCCTCAAACTTCCTAACATTGCGATTACTACTGATTACTATGCATATCTTGCTGGTTATATGCAGTTTGCAAATCCTGAAGATGTTGATATTAATCTTTTCGCAACCCCTGGAATTAACTGGTATGACAATAGTCTGCTTACCGAGGATGCTCTTGATGTCATTGAAGATAGTGAGGATGGCCGTGGTGGCGATGCTCTCTATATCATGGCAGCACCCCAGTATGATAAGGATATGATGCCATACGATGCAAGCGATGTGGCAATGTTCCTTGAAGATACTGAGATTGACAGCCCGTACGCTTGCACATACTGGCCTTGGGTCAAGTATTGGGATGGCGACAACAAGAGATACATTGACCTTCCTCCGACTAAGGATGTCGTTAGGGATATGGCTGCAACCGATAATGTTTCATTCCCTTGGTTCTCCCCTGCCGGACTGAACCGTGGTGAAGTTGAGTGTGCAAAGGCTTACTACAAGACAACGCTTCTTGATGAAGACACGCTTTATGAGAACCTTATCAACCCGGTTAAGACTTTTGCTGTTGATGGCGTAAAGCTTTGGGGTAATAAGACTGTCTTTCATCCAGAGACACCTCGTAATAGAATCAATGTTTCAAGACTTATGATTCGCGTCAAGAAGCTCATATCACAGGCATCAAGATATCTTATCTTTGAGCAATATGATGCTACGCTTGAGAAGCAGTTCCGTTCATTGGTTGAGCCAATCTTGCAGGATGTGAAGTCCAACAGAGGTATCTATGACTATCGTGTTGTTACCGAATCCACGGAAGAGACGCGTGACCAACACATTCTTCCTGCAAAGATTCTCATCAAGCCTACTCCGGCATTGGAATACATCAGCATTAGCTTTGTAGTCTATCCGGAAAGCGTACAGTTTGATGAATCGCTCTAACAGAAACATTCTTTAAAAAATGGGAAC